ATTGGTTTAGGAATATCTTTGATATATTTAGGACGGTCATACAAGGACGAAAAAATGGGTTTATTGTAGATAAAATTGATTTTAGTTTATTTTTTTAATTGTAAATAAATAAACTAAATAAAAAATGTCAAAAAAATGCAAAATCGATAAATGTAAAGCACCTTGTTTAACGGAAGATATTGCTTATTGTTTTCATCATCAATCAGTCGGTTTTAAAAGTGAAACGGATTTGTTGGGGAAAAAATGTTGTAAAAATTTTGTTCGTGGTTGTCGCAGTCAAATGGAAATGTCATATAACAAATCTGCTTGTCCAGCTTGTTTAGAACGTGAAAGAAATAAAGACAAAGCACGAAGAGATGCTTGTAAAAAAGCACAAGAAGAAGCAAAGCATAAAGTAGCTGCTGGTGGTGGAGAGGTTATAACAGAATTGTTATGTTGCTGCTGTTGTATTATGCGACCAATAGAAATGTATTGTGGTGCTAAAGAAGGGGTTCAAACAATAACCTGTCAATTGTGTCGCGATAACAATAAACGTGCTGATTTGAATAGAGACCAAGACAGAAAATTAGAATTATCGCGTATTTATGAAAATAAACCAAAACGACAATTTGACCAGCATCTTAAAAGTGCTAAATTTAGAAATATTATAAATGAATTGACATTTGATAATTATATAAATATTGCAAAAAATAATTGCTTCTATTGTGAAGAATTACACGAACGTGGTTTTAATGGGATTAATAGACAATATGCATCACGAGGTTATATTTTGGACAATTGTGTTAGTTCTTGTAAAATGTGTAATTACATAAAAAACGATTATACAATGGATGTTTTTTACAAAAAAATAGAACATATTTTGACTTTTAATGGTAAAATACAAGGTGCATTATATCCTGAATTATTTGAAAATCATTTTAGTATTTATTTTAAAACCTATAAAAATAGAGCAATTGACGTTAAAAAATTTGAGTTTGAATTAAACGACGAAAATGAGTTTAACTTGTTTATAGACAATCCCTGTTATATTTGTGGAAAACCACCTTCAATAGAACATAAAAATGGAATAGACCGGTTTGACAGTAATATTGGTTATACTTTGGTCAATATTCGTCCTTGTTGTGGTGATTGTAATCAAATGAAGTTTAATTTTGAATATAATGATTTTATGGACAAATTATTAAAAATTTATAGTCATACTCATAATAAAGGCAGTTAAAGACAATTCCATTTTTTAATGTGATAAAAATAAATTTATTAAGTGTTCAATAAATTTATTTTATTTTACGATATTTTGTAAAATAATAAAACTAACGTGTTTAGTTGGAGTAGGCGCTCATTATCCACTATCTTTCAATAGGGGGAGGACTGTATCTTAAACCGGTTCAGGCTGCTTACACCTTCACCACCGATCGACTTCCGTTCAGTCTCTGACGGCTAACCATATACTAGCAAATCGTACTTAGGTTATAACCATGCGGATCGCCCAATCCTCAACATTATTACGATACCGAAGTTCTATTCTTCGCCATAAGCATGTTTCCAATACTTACTTCGTAGTTGAGGCTCTAAGGGGATTCCCGAACAACAAGAAATCTTGCAAGAAAGATTTTTTCTCACTAACAACTGACCATAAAGCAGGGGTCAAACCGAAGTTATCCTTAAACATTTCCTGCTTGTTTAAGGCGTGTTGTTTTTCTGGACCATTTTCAATTAATTATTGATTTTTAAAATACTGAAGCAAAAACTGCCACAGAAATTAAAACACTCAATAACAATTGCTCGATCCCGCACATACCACTCATAACCCGTAAAATATTATAGTTGATTGCATAAACTCGCACCTTGGCAGTCGCAGTTCCTGAAACGGTGTTTGCGGAAAGGACTAATTGAAGGGTGGCGTTATCAATACGAGAGAAGTTGCAAGTTCCAGATGGTTGCCATTCTTCAGGTTTCACTGAGAAAGAATAGACGTTAATACCGGTATCTGGGTTGCGAGTGTGGTGTTGAAAAGGTTGAAGAATATCAAAGTAAGAACCTTCACGTTCAGTGAAACGGTCTTGGCCATTAAGTTGAAGTTTGGCAGTAACAACTGGATTTTCACCCCAGCAGTGAAGGTCAAGAGCAGTTTCAGACAGAACGAAGGTACCGGCATCTGATACATAAGAACCAGAGACGGTAGTTCCGTTTTGTGCTTGGAAAGGGGCATATCCAGTAAGATTGTTCCAGTCAGTCTGCGAGGTAAGACCAGAGACATCACCAGCACCTGGCATTTGGAAAAGACCAGAAGTGTTGATGAAGGAGTTGACACCAGAGGTTTCTTGAGGACCACCAAAGGCATGGATGGCGTTTGGAAGAGCATCAATAGCATCAGTGTAGTTGAAAGGTTGAGCACCAAGTGTGTTGAAAAGAGTGGTTCCAGTGGTAAGGGAAGAACAGTAATCAACGTTGGCATCAGGTTGAACAACCCAAATTAATTCCTTGGTAGGATGGTTAATATTCAACTTGATTTTGTTGGATGAAGAACCGACAGATTCATCACCAGTGAATTGCAACTGTTCAATCAAATATTCGTGAGGGTTCTGTGCCATCTTACGTCTTTCATCAGTATCCAAGTAGATATAATCGATGTAAAGAGAAGCAGCAACCAATGACTGTTGGTAAGCAGATGTAACTGAAACAGTGGTTCCAGCAGCTACTGTTGAGTTAAGAGTCTTGACAGCCCATAGACATTCTCCAATAGGACGGAAATCAATGTTGATTTTGACGTCGTGGTATTGAAGAGCAAGAAGAGGAAGGGCAAGACCTGGGTTCTTGGTATACCAGAATTGAAGAGGAATATATAGGGTGGTCTCTGGAAGAGCATTTCTTGGTGCACACACTTGAGCAGGACCTCCAGTTGAGGCACAAGGACCAGTGATGTTGGCAAAAGAAGGGTCAGTAATATAAGTCAATTGAGTGGTGTTTCCAATCAACTTCCAATAACCGCGGATTTGAGCAGCAGTCATCGTCAATTGATTCCAAATATGCATGAAATCACCATAATGACGGTCAATTCTTTGGCCTCCAATCTCAATCTCAACTTGAGCAAGAAGTTGTTCTCCAATGAAATCCAACCAACGAGCATAAACACCGTCATTGTTTGAACCTGATGTAGGAACCATAGACTGATTGATTTCAGGTAATGTTACCTGCAAATAAGTCTTGTAAATTAAATCACCATTTCTACTGATGGTGCATGTTACTCTGCGACCAAAATCAGCTTGACCATTGAAAGTTTGTTCAATACTTTCCATAGCAAAGTTGGTGTATCGACGATAAGACACCTTCCAAAAGGTAATCTCTGGCGAACCCGTCAAAAAAACGTCCTGTGCTCCGTAAGCTACTAGTTGCATTAAGGCTCCTCCTCCCATTTCTTTTTATATACAATTCCTAAAGAAAAAAATTTGCCAAAAGACGACATTTATACCCTTTTTCCCTATTTCTTCAGCAGCATAAAATACCCCTATCCACCAACCCCCTTGTCAAAACCAATCCTTTTTATTACCTACAAACAATATAATAACTCAAAACGGCATTTTATTGGCAATAAACTTTTCTAAATAAGATTCGCAAAATATTTCCCGTTTATTTTCGTGCTTTTTCGTGAAAATATAGGAATCGTCTCTTTTTTTAATGCTCCAACCATCTTCTAAAGCATTCATTATAAATTTAACTTTACAAATGTTTTTTTTATTTTCGGCAAGACTTGCTGAATTCATATTATATATTATAAAAATATTCATAAACAACAAATAATAACCTTTATTTTTTTTTATTTATTGTTTTTTTAGTTTTTCTATTTTTTCTTCCTCCATTTACTCCATTTAAGGATATATGTTTTTTAAAATTTATAATATTTAAAGGGTTGTTAGTGTTTCTGGTGACTTCTTTAAATTTTATATCTTCTATTTCATCTTCATCAAAAACTACTATTTGCGGTAAAGGATTATTTTCATTAAATTCAAATTTTATATGTTTTGGTTCATCCAACGAATTAAAATTATTTTCAAATTGCCATTTTAACGCTTAAATAATACGACCATTATTATTTTTTTCTTTTTCATAAATAATATTAAATATTTCTGGATTATTTAAATTATTATATTGTAATTTGTATATTAAATTTTGATTGTATTCTGGCG